TTACACAGGCTTGCGATATGTCCGTCCGTCGGAGCCGGTATAGGTCGCGCCTTTTGGCAGGGCATCAAATTGCGCCTGCGATGCCACTCGCGGGCTCGCTGACTGCCCATCATCCACCCTCGACGTCTCCCCCGTCGCCTTGTTGAACCGGTAGACGCTGCCCTGGGTGGTGCTGCCGTCCAGGTTCTTGGTGGTGGGTGTCACCTGCACACCCCACTCATTCTGCGGCGCCCTGCCCGACAGCGCCATCAAGCGTTCGCGCGCTGACTTCTGAGCCTCTGGCGTCTTGGCATTCTCCAGCTCTGCTTGTGCACGGTCGAGGCGTTCTGCTGACCGGTTCGTGTAGCCAGCCGCGATCTGATCAAGCGACAGTCGGCCGCGCGCAATCTGGTTGGCAGCATCCACGCCCTCGGCACGAATGCCGGTGCGCTGGGTCTCCCCGGCCTGCTGCATGCCCTCGCGCCGCAACCCGGCGTTCTCGCGCATCGCCGATGCGTCAAAGCTGGGCTGGGCGTTACGCGCCGCGATATCGGCGGCCAGCATCCCTTGAAACACCTGCGTTGCTGCGCGGTCACGCCCCTTGCCCCACTGGTCGCTCTGTGTGATGGACTTGGCGCTCACTTCGGCGTTGCGCAGGTCGTTGCGCTTTTGCCAGCTGTTCTCGCTGCTCAGCACGGTAGGCGCCTGCACAGACGGCGCCTCATTCGCGCCCGTGGCCAGCGCCATGAGTCGGCCACGGGCGCTCTGCTCTTGTCGCCCGGCCAGATTGTCCGCTGCCGCCATGTTTTGCTGGCTGACTTGGGCGTTCGGTGCTTGGCCTGTCCCGGCCGCCATCAAACGATCTCGCGCGACCGTGCTCTGGCTGTTGGCCATGCCCCCGGTCGCGCCCGTAACTTGTGCCGAGGTGTCCCCGGTGTTCATGAAGCCACCGCCTGGCGCGCGGCCGTTGACCGTGATGTCGCCTGCCACGTTCGTGCCAGAGTAGGAGTTGCCCACCCTCGTGACATCGCTCGTTGTGGCGGGCCCAGTGCTGCTGGGCGCGCTGGCAGCCGCCGCAGCTGCTGGGGCCATAGGTGGTGGCGCCGAAGGGTCTACGGCGGGAGGATTCGTCATCCCGCGCCCCGCGCCCGCGCCTGAGGAGGTCGAGCCCTGCGCTGCAGCGGAACTGGGAATGGCGCTGATCGCCGCCGCTCCAGCACCAGCATTGAGCAGGCGGGTCGCCGCGTCGATGCCACCGCTGATCGCCCCGCCAGTCTTGGCCACAGCAGGAATTGCGCCCCCCAGGGAGCCAGGCAATGCGGAAGCGATATTGGAGAGGTTGCGCCCGGTCTCGGTGTTGGCAAAGCTGTTCTGCGAGCCGTCGGCCTTGGGGGCCGTTTGGCCGCCCGCGGGGATCTGGGCCACGCGTTGATCGAGTGATTGGCTGATCGATGGCGTAGCTGCGGGCGAGGGAGACGTGGTAGTCGCTGCAGTGGCGGGCGCAACCGGCGCTTGCGCAGCAGCCGCCTGATTGCGTGCCAATGCGTCCGATTCGGCTTGCGCCTGATCCGACGTTGCCTGCGCCTGCGCCTGCACCGCCTGGGCATTGGAAGTGCGCTGCTGGTCCTGCTGCTGAGTCCAGGCGTTCACATCAAACTTTGCAAAGCCGCCGTTCGCGAAGTGGTTGGGCTTGCTGCCCCCCTTCACGGGCGTGTGCGTCATGTCCACCAGGTCCTGCAGCCGACGCACGCCAACCTTACGGACCGTGTCAGTGGGCAGCACGAACTCGCCATCCGACAGCTTGGCATTGATGGAATCGCTGGTGCCAGTGCCGGGTCCACGGACATGTCCACCCTCACGGTAGCGCCGGGCGGGCATTGTGTGATTGGCGATCTGGGCGAGTGTTCTGCGCATGGTGGTGGCCTTGGAAAGTCTTGTGGTGGATTCTTCTGGCCCAGGGCTGAAGTGCCAACCCCTACTGGGGCGCGGCCCTCACCAGTTGATCGTGACGATGGGAGGACGGCGGTCGCGCTGCTTGCGTTGAACGTTGGCGTCGGGGCGAGCGCCAAACGAGCGCTCAAACGATGCTTCAAACTCGATGGCCTTGGACTTGTCGAATACGTCCGCGTCCTGCTTGAGGTAGGCGCAGCGGTAGACCCAGTCTTTCAGGCGCTCATGAAACCGCTCTGGCAGCTCTGGTTTTGCCGTGCCGTTGGCAGCGGTGAGCGGATTGAGGGCGCCACGGTAGACCGTCAGGGACAGCGTGTCAGCTTGGGTAGGTATGCGCACCAAGCGGATGCTGGCTGGCCGCGCTCCGCTCGCCTGCTCAAAGATGAACAACCGGGAAGAGCCTTTCCAGCTCTCCCAGCCAGGGCATTCGTCGTCCATTTCTTCAACGCTCGTTTCGTCGAGCGGGCGGCCACGCAGCGTGGCGCGTTTGATCTCAAAAACGCTGGGGTGTAGCTGGTACGTGGAAACGTCCGGCACCAGGGTGATGGTGCACACGGCTGGCGTCTGACGGTCTTCGATCAGCTTGGACCGCTCGCACGCCTCCTGTACCGCGTCATTGAGGTAGCGGACGATGTCGGCATCACTCCACAACTCCCCTTCAACACCGTCCCGAAGGTCGGCACGGAAGGCGGCGATGAATTCCGCTACCTTCATGGCTTATATCTTTGCGGTCAGCTCGACGAAAACAGCATCAGCTTCTTCGCGCGTGACAGCAAAGCCCACAGCGGCCTTCAGGCGCAGCAGGTTGGGCTTACCCTCGGCTGTGAAGTCGCCTTCGGCGGCGCCGTCCAACATGCCCTTGAGCGCAGCAGAAATGGCAGCCTTGCGAACTTCCGGCGTCATGACAATGGTGGTGCTGTCGTCGAATTGCACGGCGCCGCGAGCGCTGGCTTCCTTGTGGAACATTGGGTCCAGCGGCACGCCCTCAGGCGTGACAACGGCCGTGTGGCCAGTGGTCAGCGCGATGTGGATGGGCTGGTCAGATGGGGAGCGGAATTTCATGATGGTGTCCTTGAAAAGCGCCCGGCGGGTGTTATGCCGCCGAGCAAAGGGTCACGAGTGACCCAACCACTGAGAAAGGGTTTAGCCCTGGGTGAAGGCTGCGCGGCCATCCACGATGTACTTCACCGTCAGACGACCAGTGCCTGCTGTTGGGGCCGCGCCGGATCCCGTCCACACGATCCCGATGGTGCTGGGCTCGGCGTACTTTTTGCCGGTTGGGACAATTTGAATAATCCCGGGCGCGGTGATATCTGCCGATTGAGCGGCGTAGGTTGTAGCTGTCGCAGATGCAGAACCCACTTTGTCCCCAATGGAGAACTTGTCGTCTGTGCCGGAGTTAAAGATCGTGAGGATTGCGCAGTAGCCACTGTCAACAATCGCGCCGCCCGGAACATCAACGGCAGCCGCATAGGCACCGCTAACAAGGTCGGCAAAGCTGAATTCGACGGTGGCCGCAATGACTTCCTGGCGGCCGGATTTCTTGGTGATAGGCATGATGGTTTTCTTTCAACATCAGGGGAATGGATGAACGGGGCCGAAGCCCCGCCCGCTTGGCTGCTTACTGCAGGTAGTGGTCGATGGTCAGCAGACCGAAGTCTTCGTCGCTGCCGTCATAGATCGATGGGAAGACTGGCTTCTTGAAGCCCACCATCCGGTCGATGTTCAGACCGATCTTGCTGTCGTACTGGAACAGCTTCTCGACCCAGTGGCCGTCGCCGATGTCAGCGAAAGCCAGTGCCTGCGAGCCGCACAGGAGCGTGCGAGTGCCGTTGACCAGACCACCGGAACCCCACTTCGAGCCCGATGCGGCGCCCTTGGTGTTGTAGACCAGCGTGTGCTCGTGCAGCACGGCACCGTCCACCGTCACGGTCGCACCGGTGAACCAGGGCGAATCCTGGCCGGCCTTAGTTGCCACAGCCACCACAGCGCGCTGGTAAGCCTCGTCCTTCTTCAGAGCAGCCAGGGAGCCAGGCGCCAGGAAGATCACGTAGTACGGCTTGCCACCGGACATCAGCGGCTTGATGCGGTGCTCCTTCGCATACGCGATGGCGTCCACGATCATGTTGTACTTCGGAACGTAGCCCGTGGTGATGCTGCCGGTGTTCGAAACCGCCAGGCTGGTGCCGTCCCACATCAGCGAGCGCTTGGCCGAAGGCGCGGTCACGTCGCCAGCAAACGTCAGAGTGGGGAACACAGAGCCCACGCGAGACGCGCCGTTGTTTTCAAAGGCGTAGCTGATGCCCGACATCGTGAGGAACGCCAGTTGATCGACACGGTTGGCCAGCCAGAATGAGAGCTTGTCCTTGCCCTGTTGGCGGAAGTTGATGATGTTCTTTTGATCGTCGTATCGGCCTTTGTTGCCAACGCTGTGGCTGATTTGGTCGATCTGGATGATCTGGCTGTGGGCGTCCATCGCCTCTTCCATGCCCTCGCGCTCGTCGTCTCCGCGCACGCCGTCGCCGATCAGGTCGGCAACCAGTTGGAACAGGCACTGGGTGCCCTTCTCGGTTTCGGTCAGTTCAGTGATGCGGTGCACGACGCTGTTGCCCGTGTCGCTCATGAAGTTCTTGAGGAACATCTGGTCGCGTGCGGCCTTCCAGACGACGCGGGACCAGTTGACTTTTTGAATCGGCGTCAATTCGCCGAATGCAGTGAATGCCATGTCTATCTCCAATAAGTAGGGTTACTTCTCGGGACATGACGCCGCCCATCTGCGGAAAACATGGCTGTTGTGGCGGCCAAGAGCGCCTGACTGTTTAACGCCCATCAGAGGCGACAACCCTGGGATGACGCTGGCAAGGTGGGTGAATCCTTGCCAGCCTTGAGGCGCTACCCGATGCCGAGTGCCTTGTCCAAGTCGGCCTTCGGCAGCCCATCGATCTGATCGTCGCTGAGCTTCGTGGAGCCATCGATCTTGGGCGCCACGGCACGGTTTCCCATGCCCGCCTGCACCGCTGCTGGCTGCAGCAGGGAATCCGCTGCGCCACGTTTGTTAGCACGCTCCATGCGAGTGTCAGCGGGCGCACCACCGTTGGGCAATACCCTACTGGGGGTGTCGTCTGGAGCGAAACGCGGTGCGATGGTGGCAATGGCGTTCGCAAGGGCGATGTGGTGCGGGACACCATCGGCCACCTTGGTTCGCACCGACGCTTCAATGAGCTCCAGAGCCAAAGCGCCCTCTTCTTGATCCAGCCAGGGATAAGTCTCCATCGCGTTGGCCACCACGACCCCAGACTTGGCGAACACCTGTTCCTGCTGCGATGACTCTGCAACGCGCTTCATCACCGATGTCTCGATGTGCTGATTGATCTCACGCCGGATCGCGCTGGCGGCCTTGGCGTCACCGTCGAGCAGTGCTTGGGCGTACTGTTCCTCAGCGGCGTCCACATCGAAGGCGGCTGGTGGTGGGGCAGCTTGCGTCGCAGAACGACCACCCGTCCCGGCAGCAGCAAGCTGGGCGCGTAGTTCTTCGTTCTCGCGTTCCTTTTCCGCCAGCCGCTGCTCCCTTTCAGCCAGTCGTTCTTCGGCGATGCGGCGTTGCTTGGTCACCTCATTCATGCGTTCTCGTGGGATGCCGTGGCCGCCGCCCTTGCCGCCATCTTCTCCGTCCTGCTCGGAACCTCCCACGTCACCAGCAGCAGCTGCAGCCGGTGCTGGAGCGGGCGCAGGTGCCTCGCTCGTGCCGGTGTTCGGCAGATCATCATTGCCCAGGTCCAGCGTCTCTTCTTCGGTTGCAGTGCCGCCGCCATCGGCGCCACCGTCTTCGGCGGGCTTCATGTAGCCGCTGTAGGGTTGCAGACGGCGCTTGAGTTCACGAATGTTCATGGTTGCTTCTCCTGTGGTCTAGGGTTGTGGTTGGGTGATCAGTCGCGGGCCTGCTCGCGTGCAATGGCGTGCACAACCCCGTGGAACACGTAGGCTGCAGCGCGTTGGCTGGCCGACAGCACAGCCACAGCCGGGCCGTGCTGGGCGGTCGGGTGCAAGTCGGGGTTGTTCAGGAACGCCGTGACCTTGGCCAGGACGTGCGCGCGCTCGCTATCTGGCAGGCGCTCCCAAGGTGGCGTTGAGTAGTCGCCGTATGCCGTGTTGTGGGCGGCCACGGTTTCATGCGCCACGCGTGCGATGGCTTTCACCAGGCCGTCGTCTGCGGTGTTGGTGCCTTTGGCTTCTTGGTTTGCTGTCTTGCTGTCAATCAATGCGCAACTCGCACACTGGTAGGTCTCGCTGTAGTAGCGATCCCCGCACACGGCGTTTTCACCGTGCCCCATCCTTGTTAGGCCTTTGCAATAGGTGGTCATGGTCTTCCTTTCTCAGTGGTGGTCTTTTGTGCTGCGCGCCAGATCGCCCGGGCGTCTTCCAGCGCGTTGTGTGGGATGGCTGATGCCTCGCTGCTCAGGTCGCGGCGCACTTCGAGCGTCAGCGGTGGGGTGTCCATGCGCATGCCGGGGCCGGTGATCAGCGCGCGGCAGAAGTGGGCGATGTCTTCAGGCCAGTTGGCAATGAGGTGCACGCTGTCGTATTCAGCAAGCCAAGCCTCCATGCGGGTCTGGAGCATGCGCAGCGATGCGAAGCGCTGGCCCAACACCGGAATGACGTTTTCAGCCACCCATGGCGTGGGGTTTTGGCAGTTCAGCACCGCGTAGAACTCCCGGCCGTTCTCATCGACCATAGCCAGGGAGATCAACTCCCCTCCGAAGTCGTTGAACTCGGTGTCGATGTAGATGTTCATTGCCCAATCCCCGGCTGCATACCGTCAGCCTCTGGCGTCTCGATGCCGTCCATGAACCCTTGTGCTGGGCTGGCTGGGTTCATGGGGTCGGTGCTCTGGGGCATGGCAACGGTGGGCAGCCCGCCGGGCGCCTGGGGCACGATGGGCCCCGCGTCCTGGTCCACATACCCGGCCGACTTCAGCAGGCCGTCGGCGAGCGCGGCGGTGGCGGGGATCTGCGCTACCACCTGAGCTATTTGCACACCGCTGTACTGGGTCTTGACCTTCACGTCTGTAGCTTTGGCGTCGGTGTGGCGAGTCTGCGCATTGAGCAGCTGCACCCGTGCCTCGACCGTGGGGTCTGCAGGCGGCTGGTCTCCCGGCAGGGACTCCAAGATCTCCTGCTTGTCCGACAGGTTGGAGTACCGCACCATCGTCGCGTCGTTGATCCGCACGCCAGCCTTGCGCATCTCCAGCGCTTGCTGGAACTGGCTGTTCTGGAACGTCACCTGCATGGGCTGCTCGGTGATGACCACGTCATAGGTGCCGATGGTCACATCGTTGATGTAGCCGCCCGTGGCCGGGTCGAACTTGTTGATCTCCAGCAGTTCTTCCTTCGGCTTGCCCGTCATAGGGTCAGTCTCAGTGATGCGGAAAATGCGGTGCGTGTCGTAGTAGCGCTGGATCAGCTTCAGGATGCGCTTGGCCAGCAGCTGGCGGGTGTATGCCAGGTTGTCCAGCGGGACCGATAGCTGCTGTTGGCTGGCGAACTGCTTGGCCTGAATAGCGATGCCCGAGGTCTCCGGGCCCTGCTGGCCGCGCATGGCCTCGGGCACCGTCACATCTTTGAGGGCCTTGTCCGCGCGGTCGATGAGGTGCGTAACGCCAGTGGGCACCTGATTGGGCTGAATCTTCTGAGGCGCCTTGGCGCCCTTCTTGTATTCGATCACCAGGCCGTTCATAGCCCCTCGGGTCTCCAGTTCCTTCATCGTCATGTTGGTGACGGAGTTCTCCTCCACCACCCAGCCGCTGTTGGCACTGGAATTGACGATGTGCACCACCTGCGACACCGCCTTGTTCAGAACCTCCTGCGGCCCGATGGCGTCATCGACCATCCCGCACGTCTTGCCGCGCCGGAAATAGGCGAAATACGGCACCACGGTGAAGTGCTCGTATGGGCTGTAGTGGTCGTGAAGCGTGGCGGTGAAGGTGGTGACCGTCCACTTCACCCGGCGGCGCATGCGCTTTGCCCGAACCGCACCGTTAGCCAGCGCGTCAGCCACAGAGTCTGCGGCCATGGTGTCTTCCACCTGCACATCCCCCGTGCCCGGCCACACAAGGCAAGGCGTCAGCTCGTAGACGAACCGCTGGCGGTCGATGACACGGTAGCGCTCAAGGCCGTCTTCCTTGGTGGCGCACGCATCGGTGTAGCCCCAGTCCTTGCGTGTGGCGAACTTGTTCCGCTCAACCCCGTCTTCGAGGTCCCCGAAGTCGTGGCCCGCGTCGTTGCTTTGCTCCGCACGCTTCCTGGCCGTCTTGCCGTAGATCTGCTCGATCTCGTCCAGTGTCAGCCAGCGGGTAATGATCACGTCACCCCATTTGTCGGGGTCGTAGCTCTTGGCGTCCGGGTCTGGGATCACGTCCAGCGGGTCCAGGTCGCTGACGGTGATCTCGCCCTTGATGTTCTCGTCGAAGGACATCCGCACGTCGTAGTAGCCGCGTTGCTGGATCAGACCGTCGCTGAACACCTGGGTCTCCAACCAGTGCAGCGCGCAGAGGTCTGCAACCTGCATGGTCACCTTGGAAAGGACCGTGGCCTTGAACAGGTCCGAGTCTCCACCACGCGGCTTGAACGCGATGTCCATGCGGTTGTGGATCTGGTAGCCGATGGCGGCGTTTACGCTGGGCTTGATCTGGTTGAACTCGTAGCCCGGCCGACGTGCCGCGATCAACGCAGCGCGCTGCTCTGGAGTGATCTGTCGCCCCCCACCCAGGTACATGTCTTCGCAGCGGGCAGCGTGCGGCAGGTAGTCAACATGGCCACGGTCCTTGCCGTAGAGGTATCGAGCCCAGTTCTCGCGCGCTGCGCCGTCTGCCAGGCTGGTGGGTGATGTGTCGTTCATAGTCATGCAGTCGCTTGGTCCCAGTGGTCGGAGCCAGAGGCAGAAAGGCGATCACGCCAGCTCTTGGGACGGGTTCCGGGGGCATAGATGTCTGTGTAGCCCTGGGCAAACTGCCGAAAGGCATCTGCGGGGTTGCTAGCTGCGTCGTGGCGTGGCTGGTCTGCCCACACGCCCAGGCGCTTGTTCCATTCCTTGCGGTACGCCTGCAGGCCCGACAGCCCAGAAGCGCACCCTTCCTCGTCGAACCAGCAGTTGGGTAGGATGTTGCGCACCAGCTGGATGCCGGTAGTCACCGACTGGATGCGGTCCACGATCTCGATATTGGTCAGGCCAAGATCAGCCAGCAGCTCGGCGTAGTTCTTCGTGCTGGTGGCTTGAATGCGGCGGGCATTGCCGTCATGGGGGAGGAAGTGGCGGCCCCAAACCCATCCAGTCTTCTGCATCTCAGCCACGTAATGCGCTGGGGCCTCGCCGCTGTTGCCATATGTCTTGATCCAGCAGTGGCGCAGGCCAACCTTCTGGTGAAACCAGATAAAGTTCTCGTCGTTAAGGCCAATGTCCCAGAAGGTATCCACTGGCACGCCGGGCATGTACGGCACCCGCGTGATCCGACCTTCCTTGCGGGCGTTGGCAAGCTGCACCGCGTAATACGTGCCCTCGGTGGACACTTGGAAGGCTTCCTCCGGCGTGCTGGGGTACTCCTGCCACATCAGCTCAAGGTCACCGCCGAAATCGTTGTCTCGGGTGGCCACGTACCAAGCGCGCTGGCCAGGGTCCACCTCCTGGCCGATCACGCCCTCGATGCGCTCGAAATACTCTCTGTCCTTCTGAGTCATCAGGACGGCACGAGGCTCCACCCGGTACTCGGGCGCTTCCCACCATGGGAAGAAATGAAATCGGTAATCGCGCTCGGACAGCTCCTTGCCTTGCTGGGCGCAAGCCATAGCCTTCTGAGTCATCCTGAAGAACTCGCCTTCGCGGCCTTCTGCGGTGGACTCGATGATGGTGATGCCGCTCATAGGGACGGCGGGCAACGAGCCAGTCACCACCTCCTTGGCTTTGTCCGGGAACTTGGCGCAGATCTTCCCGAACTCCGACACGTGCAGGCGGTGGATCGTGCCCGAGCGCATGGACGTTGCCACGCGGATGCTGCTGTTGTTGTGCCCAAAGAGAAGCTCGCTGGCGCTGTCGCGTGACAGCGGCATGATCGTTTTCAGCGCCGGTGGCAGGTGGTCATAGGCCAGCTTGACCTTGTCGCGGAAGATGGCCTCAGCCGCCTCCCGATCCTGCGCGATGATCCCGCACCGTTGGTTTGGATTGAACAGCGCGTGGTCCAGCCAGAGGATGGCTACCAGGGTAGTAAAGCCCAGTTGGCGTGCCTTCAGGATCACATTGCGGTGCCACAGCTTTCCAATAAGGCGGCGCTGCACCCGATTCGGCCGGAAGGGCACCACGGTGCCACCATCCCCGTCGGGCATCTTGACCATGATCTTGTAAAGCACGCCGGAGCACAGACGCCAGAGGGGATCCTTCAGGCAGCGCAGCAGGTCCACCTCGCTCGTCGGCACGTAGTCGATAGGAATGGCTGCGGGCTTCATTCGCTTGCCTCCCGCCCGTCCGGCACAACTGGCAAGGCGCTGCCCTGCACCTGGCTGAGAAACAGCACCAGAGGGTTCTCAGCAGTTCCCACATCGGACTTATTCCAGCCCTGGGCCTTCATGATGCTGTCCAGTGCAGCGCGCTTATCCGCCCACTTCACCTTGCGCACCTGCAGCGGTGGTGCATCCTTGCCCCCGCCATCCATCTCCACGGTCTCATAGCCCGCAATGGCTGCGGCAGTGTCTTCGTCGAGCTCGTGGGGCAGCTTCAGTGCACCGCTGTCGTGGTACGCCTGGCGCATGTCGAAGAAAGCCAGCTTGGTGTACTCAGCCAGGACGCGCTCGCGGGTCAGTTCGAGCTTTGCCGCTGTCTTTGAACGCTCGGCCGCTATCCTTTTCTGCACGTTGACCTTTGCCAACATGCGGGATGCCAGGGTGCGAGCGCTCTTCTCGGTCGTCCCCGGCTCGGCTCGCATGTATGCCTGGGTGCCGTTGAGGTCGATCAGGTACTCCTGAACGAATCGCTCCTGGCGCGGCTCCAGTTCAGCCGTGCCCTTTCTGGGGGGCGGATTTGGAATCTGGTCCTTGGAAGGCCGGACCCAGCCCTTGGCGGCGGCGTGCTTGGCCACCATGGTGTGCGAGATACCGAATGCCTTGCCGATATCGCGCGTGGATTGGCGAGTTCCGCAGTAAGCCTTCTCAACCCCAGCCCAGTCGATGACCTTCGCGGGCGCGGCTGTGCCGCCATTCTTGGCGCTGGGTGCTGATCTGGAGTTCTTGCGGTTGCCGGTTTCCATTTACACGGGATGGTCCCGTGTATGCGCGGATTGCGGAAACCCTACTGGGGGCCTTCAGGTAAGGCGTGCGCGGGGTCCGCCTTGTCTGGCCGCCTCCAGCCGCGCTTCCCTGCTTTGTTGATGATGAAGCGGTTAGACACGCCGTACCTCGTAGCAATTTCAGGCACTGCGGCAAGCGTCGTCGTGTATTCGCGTTTGATGTCTTCCAAGTGCGGGTGGGGGAGCGACTTGCTGGCACCTGATACCCCGTGGAATCGTCTCGTCGCAGCCACGGCCGCCTTGCTCCGACCAACGCGCTGCGCAACTGCAGCATCCGACATGGTCCCGAGCAAAGCAATCTCTGCAGCGGTCCACCGTCTCTGTTCTTGAAAAGCAGGAATACTCCGGCCGGACCTGGCGGAAGCTACGCAGTGGGTCGGGCATCCCCACAGGGCAGCAAGCTCTTGGTCCGGCCTAGTTCCCAACTGCGCTACCTGGGCTTCGGTGAACTGCCACGGCTTGAAGCACGGCGGAATGCCATGTTTCCGTCGAGCGTTACAGACCCTGTAGGTGCTAATTCCCAAGAGTTGCCCGATTGTTTCGTCAGGAGCCGTTCCTAAGAGGGAAACCCTCTCTGGTGTCCAAAACTCTGGCGCCATATAGGCAGGGACCCCGAGGCGTTCCCGCATATAGGAGACCGATCTCCCGGATCTACCTAAGCGAAGTCCAATCTCCCGGTCGTACGCCGTGCCTAAGAGCGAGATCCATGCTGGCGGCTCTGGAGTAAACCTGCGAATTCCAAGGCGTGATCGTTCGGCCTGAACCCTCCTGGCCGGAAGCCCGAGTAGCACTCCCACCTCGGCGTCTGTCATCTTGCCCAGCAAGGCTCTCTTTTCCGTGGTCCACACATCGGGGGCCTTGAAGGGCGGGATGCCGAGCTGCAGCCGGGTGCGACAAACGGTCCTTCGGTCGCAGCCAACCAACGCCGCAAGCTCCCTGTCTAACATCTTCCCTAGCAGCGCAATGCGGCTGGGGGTCCAAAGAATCAACTCGGACATTTCAATCTCCCAAGTCCTGCTTCAACTGTCTCAGCTCCCTGCGCACGTCCCGCAGCTGGTCGTTCAATTCAGCGCTCCGCACCAGCGCCTTGTTGCTGCCCTCGATGTCGTCGTACTGGCGGGCGAAGCCTGCGAGCATCATGGCGTGCTTGCGTATCTCAGGCGGCGTGAGTTCAATGCAGAAGTCGCCGATCTCCCACTTCACAATGCCGTCAGGGAGTGCGGTCAGGCTTTGGGCCCGCTCGGCCGGATACTGCGGCACCACCTCGATCAGCCCGCTCCCGGCCTTGATCACAGTGCCTTTGTCCTCCAAGCGCTTGACGCACTCGTCGATCTGCTCATAGTTCAGGCCGGTGACTTCCCGAAGGTTCCTGCGGGTGATCAGGCGCCCGTCGTTCTCCAGCTGGAGGATGGTTTCCCAAACGATGGCGCCGATGGGCAGTTTCGGCGGTCGCGCGCCGACGGCATCGGTGGTTGCAAGGGCTTCTGTCATATTGGTGCTCCCGGTACAATTTCGATTGCTCAGGTCAAAATCGACCGGGAAGGCCCACTTCGGTGGGCTTTTCCTTTTTGTGGTCAGACCTTCCAGGGGCTGGCGCCAACGGACACGACTTCTACGGTCACGCCCTGCGTAGAGGTGGCCGATGCGCCGGGCTGCAGTGCAGGAGCAGCCTTCGCGAGTGCGGCCACAGCTGCAGCCATGCCCTCACCGCAATGGGCTGGGTCGGTTCCAGCCGGGATGGTGTACATCATGACAACGCTCTTGCCTCCCTGCGCTGGTGCGGCTGCAGGGACGGGGTTGGTTGTGCTGGTGGTCATGGCTTCTCTTTCTCGGCGTCAGCCGGTGGTGGTGGGTAAAACTCGTTTAGGCCACAGGGGCCCGATTGATTCCTCTGGCGCTGGTCCACGTGCACTGCAGCACCCTCGCGCCCTCGCGCAAACGGTCGTAGCTGCGGTCACCCAGCGATTTCTTCATCTCCTGCGCAGGGAGGTTTGAGATCACCACAGTGGGGCGGCAGAGCTTGTAGCGGAGGTCGATGACGTCGAACAGCTGCACCTGCTCCGCCTCTGTGTTGAAGCTGTTCCCAACCTCGTCCAGGACCAAAAGCGCGACGCTGCCCAGGTGCTCAACAATCTCTTCCGTTGTCTGTGGCGCCCAGTCCCAGGACCCGGACCCGGAGACGGCCTTTTTTCCCCAGCTTGCGCGCAGCATGGTGATGATTTCCCGGGAGCTGAGCACACAGGCCCACATGCGGCGCTCGCGGATCACGTGCTGAACCATTGCGCTGCCAAGGTGCGTCTTCCCCGTGCCAGGTGGGCCAATCAGCCACAACCCACCACCCGCTTCAGGATTCAGGTTTTCAACAAAGTCGCGACACTGGTGCAGCACATCCTGCTGCGCTTTCCCGCTGCACTCGAAGCTGCCAAAGGTTGACGCCAGCATCCGCCCCTTCAAACCACTCTGGCCAAGCCTCCGGCGAAGCAGATCGTTCTGCTTTGCTTCTTCGGCTTCAGCTTTGCGCCTCGCCTCCTCCGCGGCGTACTTTTCAGCAGCAGCTTTCGCGCAGTCGGGGCACTTGGTCATCGTGCGCGATCCGGGATACACAGGCTTGGAAAGAAATTCCCCGTGCTCCGGGCACTGCTCTTGGCGTCCTACCGCAGCGAGTTCCGCTGGCGCAGGGAGTTCCGCTGGCGCAGGGAGCGAGCCCTGATCGTCATCAGGATCGGGCTGCCAGTCAACCAATGATGTAACCATTTTCGTCAATGCCTTCGCTGTAGTTGAGTTTGTCGAAGCCGGAGTGGGACGATGGCTTGCGCGGCCCTCTCGCCCAGTCCGCTGCAATGTTTCGGTTTCGCTGCTCAAGCGCCTCTTGCTTGTTCATCTGCGGGACCGTCCAGTCGCTCTGGAAGTGCAGGCCAGGCCCGAGAAAGGTGTCGGGCTGTTTGATGAATTGAGGGCTGGTGCCGCATGCCACCACATAGGCTGCGTATTGCTCAATTCCTCGCGTCATCTCCTCTGCAGTAATACCGGCCTTCAACCGTGCAACCCAGGCTTTCCACGCCGATTGCTTCGACTTACCAGGGCGCGACGGATAGATTTGCCAAGCTGCCTCGAAGTCGGGGCTGTACGCCGACTGTGGTTTGTTCAGCTCGGTTGCAGAACTGTCTGGCAACTCGGTCCCCCACAACGAAGACGGTTCGATGGCTGGCGGTTTGTCCGGACAAGATATGGATGTATTAATGGATGTATGAGTGGTGTTTAAGGATGTATCGTGTCCGTCTGGCGGACGGGTTGGTCCGCCACGCGGACTGGTGGTAGTCCGTCTGGCGGACTGGTGGTAGTCCGTCTGGCGAACCTGTCCGTCTGGCGGACTAGTCCGCGTGGCGGACAGGTTGGTTCGCGTGGCGGACTGGTCATAGCCCTCCTTCCGACGGTCATCACGACCACTTTCCTCGGTCCGTTGGGTCTGCTGGTGGACCACTTCGGCGATGCGATCAAGGTGCAATTTGCACTGATTGTTGCGTCCGGTTGTCCGAACATTGGTGATCAGTAGGGCGCCTTCCAACCCCTTAAGCGCGTCAATAACGGCAGTTTTGCCAAAGCATGTCCATTCACAGATCCAAGCGATAGAGGGCCATGCAAGGCCCGCGTCGTCTGCCCGGTCTGCCAATGCCATAAGCACGCACTTTTGAGGCGGCGTGAGCTTGAGGGTCCGACAGAGGTTGGTGATTTGGTTGCTCATGCGGTTTCGATGCTTTCTACGCGGCCAAGGGCGACGGACTGCGCCCACTGGCGAAGGCGTTCCACGGTATCGGATGGGGTATAGACAGGGTCCGCCCAGTCGGGCGCCCCTTCTTGGGGGTTTAGCCAGCCAGTCCAGGCACCTTTAGCGAACGTTGGCAGGAGCAGAGCCTGCAGGTGAGTCCGCCCATAGGCGATATCGCCCTGGGGTGCCTCGCGCACAAAGCGCACCTCGCGCTTCCCAGGTCGCCCAAGGATTTCTATAGCCATCGCCACAATTTCCTTGCCGCCGTCGGTGCCGTTCAAGGCATCGAAGCTCCTGCGCGGTGGAGCTGAAGCGCTGAACATGTCGGGCGTCCCGCCTGGGTGCTGCCCCAGTGCGCGCAGGCGCAAAACGTTGAACTGGTATACAGGCCAGGCAAGAGGATCCCCGCCGTTGGCATTGGCCAGCACTCGCAGCACATCCATCCTCACCAACGCATGCACATGCTTTCTGGCTTGGACCTTGGAAAGTCCTGTCCACGCAGCAATACATGCCATCGATGCGTCGAACTTGCCCCCATTGCTATCCTGGGCCTCGGCCAGAATCAACGCGGTTCGTCGGCACGACTCAGGGCCGATGGCTGCGCACCGCACCAACGGCAGTACCGGGCTGTTGGCTGATGTCATGAGCCAACCTTCACACGCTGGATGAGGTGGAAAGCAGCAATCTCTGATTCCTGCTTTTGGAGCACCTCTTGCGCCTCAATGGCGCGAGCCTCGGAATCTTCGAGGACGTAGGCCACTTCGCCGATTTCGGAAAGCTGGATCGGCACAAGGTGCAGCGACCCATCGTCACCCATCACGCAAATAACGACGTTGCCGTGGGTGGTCGGATAGATGGCCAAGCCGCGATCAGGTTGGTCAATCAGCACGCGACCGGCGTCGCGGAGTTCTTGCCATGTAGGCGGCTTGGTCACGCCACGGCCCTCACGCTGACCCGGCCAGCAGCGCGCTCCATACGCTCCGCGATCTTGGCCTGGGCATTCACCGACTCGATGAATGCGCGCTGAAGTTCAGCAATTTCATCCTTTGGCTCAATGGGCTGGGCAGGCGCGCAGCTCAACTCACCCAACATGAAATCAATACCCACCAAACAGCCCTTATCGCGCGCCAAGCGAAGCAGCATCAGCAAGTGCTCGGGCGATAGGCGCTCTGGCTTATCCTCGTTCAGGCAGGCCAGCAAGTGGCGCTGGGCTGCGTCCACGGCCTTCTCGGGCCACAGCTTGTGCCCCACAACCTTGCTGCCACCGACGACCTTCACGCACTCAATGAGCGCCTGGTTCAAGCTCTCGTACTCACCCATGATTTACTCCCAAAGTTGCGGCGTTCGCGGGCCTTCCCAAAAATTGGGAACGCCGAGGAATGACAGCGAACGGGCGAAAAAAAACAATACGGGGCATCACAGTCCACGTCTCCGAAGGGTTCCGATATGCCGCTCAGCCGCCTGCCTGTATGCCGCTTCCGCTTGGGTTTGCGTTGCATAGCAGCCGATGTATTTGTCTGCGACCATGACTTGATAGGGCTTCTGGCGGTGCCGGCCGCCGCGAAGCGTCCACCCGCGTCCCGTTCCGGCCTGAGGCTTGCTGCGGGCTCTCCAGTTGCCACCCGCTTTCGCCTTTTGAATGCCTTCCGCAGAGTTGGCCTCTACTGTGGTGATCGAAACGTTCCCTACGGCGTAGGGCCCCGTGTCACCGTGGCGCGCCATGCAGTACGCGCCACGACCACGGCCACGCAGATGCAACTTTCCGGAGTCGCGCCAAATACCGACCCAATCCAGGAAAGACATCTCCCAAGCAATACCTCGCGTTTTGGCTGCACCACGTTGGCTGACGTAGAGCATCGCCAGCGAGCCGCCCTCGCGTAGTTCGCGACCCTGATTTGCTTGATGTGCTGCCTGTAGCGAACAGCCATAGATCGCCATCGCACGACGCTCCAACCCTGCTGGATCAAGAATCTTCGGCATAGACCTTCACCCCCATGAACACATCACGCACTCCCATTTCCACCCCTGCCACCGGCCGGCCGTTCCACACCAGCACCCGCACGGCGCTGTCCACAAACATCGACCCAACCTCGGGCGTGCGCACACGGCTGCTCGCCACTTCCACCATTGAGATGGCATGGCAGAGCGGCTCGCTGCTGCTGCGTGGCAAGGCGACACAGACCAAGCTGGTCGACCGGGGCGATACAAGGCCCATGCCGCGCTGGCGGCGGGGGGAGCTGTGATGGGGACGGGTGCCCGCCCTCTTCCGGCTCAAAATGGCAGCTCTCACACAACCATCACCGGAAGGGGCAGACATGCAGATAACAAGCGAACAACTCTTTGCCACGATCACGCCTCTGGTGGTTGCTCTTCACGAGAAGGGCATCCTGGACATTGCAGAGGTGCCCCACTACTACGAGGACGCGGTTGTGCGCCGCAAGGACATTGGGGCGACACCGGAAGAGCTGGAGTTTCAGCAGGCACTGGTGGTGGGCTTCCAGCGTCTGGCGAAAGTGGTGAAAGCCGAGGATCAAAACCGGCCGACCTGAGAAAAGCGTCCGAGAGTGATTCAGCGAAAGGCGTGATCGCGGTGGCATCAGCCATGGGCGGGCTCCTGGGTGACTGCCTCGGCGCCAGCCCCGGCGAGCAGCTCGGGCCAGATCAGGTGCCAGTCCTCCGGCCGCAGGGCCTGGCGGGTGACAACACCACTGGTGGCTCGCTCAATGGCAACGCAGTGCACCGCATCGGGGGTGGTGCCCCGCGCGCGCCAGTTGCTAACAACGGGCTGGCCTACGCCGATAGCTGCGGCAAGTTTTCCCACGCCACCAGCGTTTTTGATTGCGATGTCTAGTGCATTCATCCCCCCGATCATCACCCAAGTGATTGGAAAGGTCAACACCCTAGTGATTTACACAAGTGATGGAATATGAATATGGAAACTATCGGCGAACGACTGAAGCGACTTCGGGAAGGCAAAAGCATCTCGCAAGGAGAGCTAGCAAAACGGGCCGGGCTAAAAAGCCAAGGCGCGATTGGCAACATCGAAAGGGATATGCGTGGTTACGGCGCGAGTGTCGTCAACATTGCCCGGGAGCTCGGCACTACGCCGGAATACCTACAGATGGGCGGTCGCGCGGCGCAAGAGCCGCTCATGAATACCGATCCAAATCCCGCCCCGGCGCCACACGAGGCCCCGTCTGATTCGCCAGGATCACTCCCCGACCTGGTGATCACCGAGTTCGACACAGGCGGCGGTATGGACACCACCGGCCGACTGTTGCTAGATGACCAGCCGGGCATCATTAAAAGTTGGCGGGTGTCCCACGAATGGCTGCGCTTGAACGTACCAATCCACTCGGGCGTGCGTAACCTGTGCATCGTGACCGGCTTCGGCCCATCGATGCGGCCAATGTTCAACCCAGGCGACCCACTGCTGGTAGACACCGGAGTGAAGACCGTAAACCACGAGGGCGTCTACTTCTTCCGGGTGGGTGACGAGGGTTACATCAAGCTGATCCAGCGTGTTCCTGAGTTCGATGGGCCAGGGTTTTGCCTGCGCATCATCTCCAAGAATCCTGACTTCCCGCCCTACGACATCTCGCCCAAGAGCCCGCACTTTGAGGTGTTGGGCAAGGTGCTGACCGTGTGGCGGAGCGAGCAGTATTGACCGTGGCGGCTTGGCAGTCAGGCCGCTGTCTTTGCCACCGGTTTAAGACGTTGGTGGCTGTGAGGGAATGCCGGAAAGACCGGCTGAAGGGACCCAAATGAAAGTTGTTTCGGTAAACCGAGAAAAGACCGTTGGCTTCAAGCAAATCGCGTTCAACGTCGATCAGGAGCTATCGCCGGAGTTCGTTTCTAAGATTTCCTACGGAAGCTTGAAAATCACCGGCTCAGGAACGGTGCTCATCGTCCAGTTGCCAGCGGATGCAGACACTCCATTCAGCGCCGCATCCGTGAGCACGCTCAACCAGAAGCTAAGCGATGCTCAGGACGCCATAGACGAAGCCGCCGCGAAGCGCGAAAAAATGCTGCAAGCAATAGCGAACAATGTCGGTCTACCCCTGGCCTGACTCACGACGCACCAGCCAGTTTGGATGCGTATTCTGGAGTGCCGCATATGCAATCAGCACCTGGGAGAGCTTGAGCGCAGCGTCCGCGCTCAGCTTGCATGGTGAATCACCAAGGTCGAAATCCAGGCCGTCATCTGATGCAACGGCCTGGCTGTCATCTCGCCTCACATATGCCGTAAGGCGATCTCCATTCGACAGCTCAACGAATGCTGGCGCCAGCAAGGCTACTTGGTCCAGCACGCACTGCCGAACGATGTCCGACGAGATGTGGACCGTGTTCTCGCCGTCCGACACTTTGTAAAGGTCGCCATGCGACCCGGGTAGCAAGTTGATCCGCGCTTCACTCATACCAACCCTTCCAACCGCCCATGAGGCGGTTTTTTGTTGCCCGCCCGTATTGGGCGTGGGGTGAGTGTAGCGAAAAATCACTTTACATCACCAAAGTGTTGACACGATTCAATCACTTCGGTGATGATATGCACCAGACGCCCACCACGGGTGAACTGGAGATGCAATGCAAACCACCGATACCGCCGTCCTGTTGCAGGCGGCGCCCGAAGAGCACAGCCGCCGTTGCGCCCTCGCGCTGAGCGCCCTTGATTCCCAGCGCTGGCCAGCTGCGGCTTGCGGCCTGCGCCACGCTGCGGCACAAGCCCAAGACTGGTCTATCCAGGCCCGCCGCCTTGCATCCAGTCGAGCCAATCGCGTCGCGGCCGAAGAGGTCGCAGCGTGAGCACTGCCACGCGCCGCATTCCGCGCGACGTAGCCGCCGCCGCAAGCGCCTGGGATCACGAATCCGCGGTTTGGCACGCGCAGCAGGTCCTCTACTGGCGCCGCCAGCTGAGCCATGGCCCCGTGCCTGCCAGCCGCTGCGCTTTCCATGTCCAGCGACACGAGCGTCGCGTTCTCGAAATCGCTGATCGCTCGCTGACCACCTTGGCCAGCCGCGCTCGGGCCGACGTGGAGCGCTGCGCGCACCAGCGGCTGTAACCCTTTCCCTTCACCAACCACCAGGAGTTCATATGCAAACCACCACCCAACCGATTGCGCAGCCGTGCATCCTCACCCAAGTCAGCCACGCGGGCGTCAGCGCTTTGGACTTGGCCACTGTGCCGCACAACATCCTCGTCGCCATCGCGTCGGCAGCACTCGTCGTCGCCGCCGACTGGAACAACGGCAACATCAAGGCCGAAATGAAAGATGCAGAGGAGCTTCTGGCCGCCCTCAGCTCCACTGTCGACAACCTTGATGTGCTCTACCAGCCTGTGGTCCCGGGCCGTGAAGACCTGATGGGTATCGGGCTAACAGTGGCCGACGACGAGGACGGCTATCCCGTCATCCGCGGTGATCACATGGAGTTGGTCAAGGCTGTCGATTTGACACCCATCGAGAAGGCCGCTGTTCGCCAGCACCTGCAATTCAACATGCGGGCCGGTGAGGAAAGCGCGGAAAGTTTCAAGGACCGCCTTGCGCAGTTTGAGCGGGAGATCGCATGACCTCCAGCGTCGAACTGGCCAAGCAGGGCCTGTGTGAGATGTGCCGGTCAAAGACTCGCCACGGTCCCTATACGCCTGAGCAGATTCATGCGATCTGCTCTGAACTTGGCACCGACCCAGACGAATTCGCTGATTGGTGCGATGACTGCTTCGTGGCGTACATCGGCAACGGCGACGCGGCCTATGCGCAGGGACTGTCGAGCCACGAGCTACAGGTGACAAAGCCGGAGTACGTCGAACAGCTGCGACACATGAAATTCCTCGCCGCCGGGCACGCTCTGCAGGAGTTCCGTGCCAAGCATGGCCCTGGATACCGCCAATCGCCTGAGTCCATCCCGCTGTTCGAGGCGATGATGAAGTACGCCCCACCCGAAGTGCATCAGAAGTTCTTGGACAAGGCCAAGGAGCTGGACTTGGTGCCAGAAACGAAGTTCGTAAACGACGCGGGCGAGGCGGTGTTCTCGGCTGAGCAGATCGCGGAAAAGCTCGGCATGCCAGTGGCCGAAGTCGAGAAGCAGTTGCGAGAACGGTTCGCCGACAAGATCGAGACCGGAAACGTCCACTCGATCCAGTGAGACTGCGATGCACAACCGTCAACTCATCGACATCGCAATAGCGGCCAAGCGCTGGCGCGATACCCAGCGCCGCCGTCTCGCTGCTGTCCGCGAAAAGCGCTTGGCGACTGAAGCTGTGAAAGCGCTACCGACCCTCTTCACCCTCTTGACCCCCGAACGGGATCGTCAACGAATGGCAGAACAGGCCTTAAACGAGGCGAAGCGCGACGAACGTCAAGCGCTCAAGGCCCTGGCAAGGCTGTGCGACAAGGCAGCGCAGGTCGAGGATGTGATGACGGTGGACGAAGTGCGCGCGCTACCGCGACTTGAGGTGGTGGAGTGATGGCAACCATGGCGATTTCCACCACAGTAGATGCGCTCATTCCTGAGCGCATCGCGCACCACGAATGTTTCGTGGTGGGGTCAGGGCTTGAGCTTCTTGGGGCCGGATTTGCGCGCAACCTTGGGCGCTTCCTGCGCTTCCTCTTCTTCAGGCCCAAACATGACTTCAAGGATGCTGGGTTTCGGACGATAGTCGAACTCGGACTCAACCGGAGACTGGGTGTCAAAGCGCGCTGCAACTCGCTTCGCTCGCTCATCTCCGACCCAGTTCTGGGTAACTGTGTTCATTCGGGCCTTGGCATCGAACACGCGCTCATACCCAGTCTCCAAATCTGCACGCGCTACATGCCCCGCCTGTTGTGCCCACTGAGCCGCCTTCAAGAGGCCCGTCAGTCGTTTTTCCGTCAGCTCACGGTTTTCTTTCAGGGCATCTACCGTTTGCTCCAGCAGCACCCCCATGTTCGCCAGATCGTTTTTCGTGGCCAAGACTTGGTACTCGGCCTCAGCGATCGAACTCTCCAATTTCGCCAGCAAAAGAGCGAAATCATTCACCTGCAAGGTACGAAAAGTGTCTTCGAGACGCCCAACGATCTCGGCATTCAAGGACTTGCTGGTTCTTTCGGATTCCGCGCTGAGCCGCGTGTGGAGCTCTTTGGGAATGCGCAGCGTGATGCGGGTGTAGCGGTCTTCTTCGTCCATGGCGCCGATTTTCCACCAAAACAGTGTCATCGCCTATTGACACCACAACAGTGTCAAATGCAAAATCAACAAACGACACCACAACGGTGTCACTAAAAGGAGCAGGCATGAGCCAGCAGAAGGTGCAACACGAGCGCGTCACATTGCGGATTCCGCAGGTGCTGCACGACAAGGCCAAAGAGAAAGCCCAGGCCCAGCACATCAGCCTCAACAGCTTCGTCGTCCGTGCAGTTGAACGCGCAGTAGCGCAGAAGGGATCAAAGCAATGACAGTCAGCATTCCAATCGCCCAGCGCGAGATCGTTGGTGAGATCGTCCAAACCTTCGACGGGCGGGATCTGCACGCCGACCTGGGCGTGAGCAAGGACTACACCAACTGGGTGAAGGCGCAAATCAAGCGGGCGCGCCTGGTGGAGGACAAGGACTATGTGAAGTTCGCCCAGAAGGGAGAGCTTTCCACCACAGGACAGACCCGGCACGAATACCACTTCACGCTCGAAGCGGGCAAGCACATCGGGATGATGAGCGGCACCGCCCGAGGCAGCGAGGTACGCGAATACTTCCTCGCGTGCGAACGACAGGCCAAGGCAGCTATGCCCATCGTGAAGGATCCGCAGATCGCCGCGGTGATCTTCACCCTCACCCGCCTTGATGCCGTGGAACAGGAGCAGAAGCGCCAGGCCGATGAACTGGCCAGGCTCGCAGAAAACATGGCCGTAATCGAGGCACGCACCCAGCCCGAAAACAAACATTTCACCGTCATGGGCTACGCCAATCTGATCAGCATCCCCATGGACAACAGGACCGCCGCCAACCTTGGCCGGCGCTGCGCGGCGCTGTCGCGGCAGCGTGGATTGGTCATCGGCGACGTGAGCGACCCACGCTTCGGCAACGTCCACAGCTACCACGAGTCGGTGCTGCAGGAGGTATTGCCTGGCATCCAGAAAAAGGCGGCCTAGGCCCCAAAAGGCGAAGCCCCGATGCAGGTGAGAGCGCATCAGGGCTTCTATGAAAACCCACCCAAGTTCAATCGAGAGGACATCACATGACCAAGGTTAGCACGCGCCCACAAGTTGGCGCAACCCAGGCCGCCACCCGCGCAACCAAGGCCCCTTCACGTGCCAAAGCAGCCAACTCTCCTGCAACGACCCCAGCGCCCAAGACGCGCCCGGAACTGAGCGAGGACGACCACCGCGCCATTGCGGTTGGTACTCAGATTTTCTACCTGCTGAACCCTATTACCGAAGGCCCATTCGAACAGCGTTACATCCCAGGTTACGCATACATCAGCGAGGCATGTGACCATGCTTGGGACCTTACCCGCATTGAGGAGGAATGGACTGAACCCGGACCAGCACCCACAGCAGCATCGCTGATCCCTATGGTGCAGGCCAACCTGCACCACGCGATGATCGAGATGCTTGCAAGCACAGACACCAGCCATGCGCCGCTTATGTACTGCGTGCGCTTGTTGGTGGCGGAAGCTCTGGAAATCGCCAGTCGTCTGTGCGCCGCCTACCAAGGGTTACCAGAGACGAGAGCCAACATGGTGGCACTGACAGACTTCCAGCTGGTCGAGGCAGGCGCCCGCCAATTCCGGGACCGGCCCTCACCGCCTATTCGTCGCGCCGACGGCCCGACCGACGGAAAAGGTCCCTACAACCACGCTCAGTTGTGCGCAATCATCACCGGGATCGCGTCGGTGGCGCTCACGCTTGACCGCGTGTTGATGCTCGCGCAATTACCCAACGATGACTGGGACACCAGTGTGTTGATCGACACGGCCCAACTTTTGGCCCGTCAGCTGGGTGGCATGGCTGACAGCGCAGTCGACGGTCAGATTATTGGCACACACGACGTGTGGAACTACGGCCCCAACTTCGCCGCGCAGGGCAAGGCAGGTGCAGCATGAACGCCGTAGCTACGCCAACACTCAAGACGACGGCCAAGCCCGCCAAAAAGTCCAATGCAGCGGCAAAGCCCAGCACCTCTCTGAGCCTCTTGGAGGCCATTCGGGGCGACCTGCAGGGGGCCCGGGTAACCATCACAAACATTGCCAACTCCATCGGCCCCACGGAGGCGGATATTGGGCTTTTGCTGGACATGGCGGCAGGGGGGGTGGGTAGATCGGTCGACTATTTGCAGTCCGCATCACTCACGGGAGCTGCTTGCGAAGACGCGCGAGGCGAGTGTGCCCAAACATGCGCCCTACTGCGAGGAGCAGCGTCCCTGGCGAAGGGTATGAAGGCAGACATTCACTCCGCAAGCATCATCAGCGTCTGCGAGCTAGTTGATGAAAGCGACAACAATCTGGACAGGCTGAGCATTGATCTCTCGCTTTCGACGAGCATGGAGCCTCGCACTCCAAATGCAGTTCGGCCCGCTTTGCTGACTGCGCCCGAGCGCGAAGTGTCTCAACAGGTGGCGGACTCCTTGCCCTCGGGCTTCAACAAGCATCTTGTCAGCAACGCTTGGGCCCATGCTTGCGAAGCGCGGGAGGTGGTCTATGCCTGTGTCATGAACTACGAGGGTCCCGAGGCGATTTGGGGAATTCACACGATCTTGAATATCGCTTGCGAAAAGCTGAACGAAATGGCCAATGACAGCATGACCAAAGAAGGCTGCGAGGATGCCAGCAACATCCTCGCACAAGCCATTGCATTGGCCTGCATGCTCACGGTGACGGTAGACGGACGACCTTGGGAAATGCTGTTCGATGCCGCTATTTCTCTGATGAATCTCTCGAAAGAGCATCTTGATAGCGGCCGTGGGGAGACAGGCAATGCATGACCGCATCGAAATCGCCCCCGGAGTGATCCACCACATGGACCACGCCCAGGCCGTCTACACCGGCACGCCAGCCGCCATTGTCGCGGCAGGTTTGGCCAAGGCCCAGGACGTGGACGCTCCTGGTATCCGCACCATCAACCCGGATGGATCGCGCGCCGTGCGAGGCCAGAACTACGGCCAAGGCCAGGCCATTGGCAAGAAGGTCATTCAGGTGCGCAACGTTGCCCGCAGCGTGACGGTGCAAGTGCGAGTCTGGCTGAGCCATGAGCGCCTCGAAGCCATCAAGGCCCAGCGCGCACGGGAGGCAGCTTGCTGGCCTTTCCCTATGGTGGTGGGCAGCACACCGCGCGGCAATCCATTCGCATCCGCCCAAGGAGGCACAACAGCAGGAGGTGCAGGATCATGAGCACCAGATGGGTAACAATCCGCAAAGCGGCAGAACTCACCGGACTGCCAGAATCGTTCTTCGACGAACGCACCGGACGCTCAGGCCGCTGGCCAGAGGGCCGGGTGTGGAAGTGGTTTGAGAACCGCAAGATGATCGACAGCCAGGCGCTGGACGAATTCATCGACACCAATAGCAGTCCGCCCAGCACGCGCGGGCGCAAGAAGGCGAGCGAAACATGCCCGGCGTGATCATTCGCAAGAATGCACTGCAGATTGACTTGAGGGCTCAGGGCTACGGCAAGGAGCCACTGCCCCTGTCTCCAACGCCAGTCAACATTCGGTACGCCGAAAGGCTGCGCCTTGAGATCTTGGGCAAGATAGAACGCGGCACCTTCGTGCTGGCCGAATACTTCCCGGAGAGCCCACGGGTGCCGAAGGCTGTGGCGGAGTCCACAACGAATGACGTCATCACCCTGGGCAACGTGTTCACGGAATGGCTGGCGGTCAAGCGTCCTGAGCTGCAGCACAGCACCGCAGACCAGTACCGGCAAACGCTGGATAGCTACCACTTCGATGCGGTGCGCCAATTGCCAGCGGACCAGCTTACTTTTCGCGAGCTCAAGATGCTCCTGGCAGGCCTTCCCGAGAACGCCAAGACGTTCAACAACGTCGCCAGTGTGCTCAGCATGGCTCTGGAGTACGGGCACCTTGCCAAGATGATCTCGGAACCCTTGCACCTCCACATCACCATGCGCAAGAACCAGAAGCCTCAGCCCGACCCTTTCACGCTTGAGCAGGTCGAGTTGCTCCTGCAGCGCTTCGGGTCAACTCGTGCCCGCGACTACTACGAATTCGCATTCTTTAGCGGCATCCGCCCGTCCGAGCAGATCGCGCTGTGCTGGCCGAAGGTTGACCTGACTACCGGCACAGTTCTGGTGGATCAGGCGCTGACCCGGGGCAAGGTGAAGGGAACGAAGACAACCGATGTCCGAGAGATTGAACTCACAGCGCGAGCCCGGCAGGTGTTGGAGCGACAGCGCGCCGTGACACAACTGGCTGGCGAAAGGGTGTTTGTCGGGGATGATGGCAAAGGCTTCACATCCACGGAAGAACCGCTGCGCCGCTGGTGGAAGCCAGCAATGAAGCTCTCAGGCTTGCGCCAGCGTGACGCTCGCCAGACTCGGCACACCTTCGCCACCGTCTGCCTGATGGCAGGCATCACGCCAGCCTGGGCAGCACGCCAACTCGGGCACTCGGTGGAGATGTTCTACCGCGTTTACAGCCGGTGGATCGACAAGGCCGACAAGGGTGCAGAACGACGCAAATTGGACGGTTACATATCGGCCAAACCCGGGGACATGGACAGCAAAATAGGCTGA